CCATGAGCAAAACTAAAATACCCCACTGAAACAGGCTAAAATCGCCTTATAATTGCTATTGACAATATTTAGTGAATCGTGGTAAAAATGGGGGATGCCGAATCAAAACTTACTTATGCTCTCAGTGCATATGTACATCAATTTTTGCATATCTTAGTAGCTATGCGCTCAGACGGTAACAGTTATGCACTCAGATCATAGTTAATCAAGAATTAGAACGAATCGTGAATCTCTTTGTCAACTGTGCAATTTGTCACGTTGACCGAATCAGTCATAAATGTCACGTTGCAAATATGTCACGTTACAAAAATACCATAAATGTAAAAAAACTTCAGTGTTGCGAATCTGTCACGTTGCATAATTGTCACTGTCAATACCTAAAATCACAAAAACGAATCATGTCACATAAATGTCACTGTGTCATAAATGTCACGTTGCAAATATGTCACTGTCAATACACAAAATTAATAATTATTGATTGTGTTGCAAATATGTCACTGTTGCATAAAAATCACACCCCCCTCCAGTGGAAAATGACCCCCCCGATGGAAAATGACCCCCTCCAGTGGAAAATGACCGTGACCCCTCCAGTGGAAAATGATTCTACCCCTCCGGTGGAAATAATTCTTGACCCCACCGATGGAAAATGATTTAGTGATTCGTATAGAGGAGAATAACAATGTATAAAGTATTAACACATTACAAAGACAATGAGACACAGCTAGAGACTTATGAAAACTACCGCGAGGCAGTTGATTCATGTAAGGAAGAGTGTATGTACCAAGAGACTAAGTATAGTTTTGTTTATAATGAGAAGGGAACGACAGTATATGAAGGCTTGGGGTGGTTATAATGAAACTATATACTAATAATAAAGGTGACTGGGCTGGTACTCAGTCGGATGCTAGGAAGCAGTTCAAGAAGGATAGGACTACAGTAGAAGTACCTACTGATAAGCCAAACCTTATGGCCTTCCTTAACCGTAACAAGGTAGGGTCAAACCTTCAGACACCCCCCAGTGGAAATAAGACACCCCCCAGTGGAAATGATAGTGAGGATTTAAATAAGATTGCTACAAGTTGGGTAGCATGGGCGCTTGACACCCTGAACAGGGGTGATATAAGTGAGTCGAAGAAGATGTTAGAAACGGGTCTTAAGGCCCAATATGATAGGAGTAAATAATATGCATACTGATAAAACATATAATATTGAAGTTAATGGTTATGAGGACTTTGTAGTTACCGTCTACAGATCGACTTATGATGCCATCATCCCTAAACCAAAGAAGGGACAGACGCATACTAAAAAAACACACGTTATTGCAGTTATTCCAATTAACTTTACTTATGATTGTGAACTTGAACTTTCTGATAAGCAGGTCGAAATAGCAAAACTTATTGAGGCTCTAACATCAGTGTATCAATATGATTATGAGAATGGTGAGATCAGTATAGGCTACTCTTGTGTAGCCGACCGTTACGTTAACTGTTAATTATATATATAGGAGTAAATAACATGGCACTACCTTCAGTAATGGTAAGTATGGTACTTGCAGAGAACGCTAACGAGTTTATAACTGTTAAGTTCTTAACTAAGAATGATGAAGAGCGTACCTATAACGGACGCCTAAACGTAAAGAAGTATCTTGCTGGTGGAGAGCGTGGTCGTAAGGCTGCTGACGTTCTTAAGGCTCATAACCTGATCCCGATGTTTGTCGGTAAAGATGGTGACAAACCTAAGTACAAGAGCTTCTTTCTTGATCGTGTACTGGCTATCAAAGCTGGTGGTAGACACGTATTTGCTATGGGTGCAGAGATCGAATGATGTCTCCTCTAATGTGTTTAGCAGCGGCTGTATTCTTTGAGAGTAGGAGCCAGCCGTTGCAAGGTCAGTATGCCGTTGCTAAAGTCGTAATGAACAGGGTAGAATCACATAGGTGGCCCGATAATATCTGTGATGTTGTCTTCCAACATAAGCAATTTAGCTTTACCCACGATGGAAAATCGGATAAGTATTGGATATACAATAGTAACGTAGGTGATAGGCAAGCCATTGATATTGCTGAAACAGTTGCTAGATCAGTGCTAAAAGGAGACGTAATTAACTCAACAAGTACCCACTATCATGCTGCTTATGTTAAGCCATTCTGGAGGAAATTGTACCACTTGGATGGTCGCATAGGTAGCCACATATTTTACACAGCGCCGAAAGGAAAATAGGACAATGCTTACAGAAGGTTTAGAAGCTCACTTAAAAGAGCTAGGTATTTTATCAGAACAAGTGATAGAAGATTTCGAGAGGGTGGCAGACACTCGCCACGTTTACTTAGAGAAGGGTTACTTCAATGACCCCCGCAATGGAAATGGAGAGGTGCCGTTCTAGTGATTAGGAAAGTTAACCCTATGGCTAAAGACTTAAGACAGCCTAAATATAAGCCTATGGTTATTCCTGACAAGAAGAAGCCTGTTCCAACACGTAAGGTTAAGCATAAAGGAAAGAAGAATGATTGAAGTAACATATGTAAACCACATGGGTAATGATATGACGGTGGTCAATGCCGCAAGAGTATCATTTGCTAAAGAATCTACATGGGATGATTACAACAGTGAAACAGAACAGTATGTCTTGAAGGACAAAGACAGGAAGCTGGTACACTATTTAGCTGATCATGTTCATTACAGTCCTTTTGGACATTGCTTTGCATCCTTTCACGTTAAAGCACCACTCTTTGTAGCTAGGCAACTGGTTAAGCATAAGTTCCTACGATGGAATGAGATCAGCCGTAGGTATGTGGACAGTGAACCTGAGTTCTATGAACCTAGTGAATGGCGTGGTAGATCAGAGGATAAGAAGCAGGGCAGTGACGGTACAGTAGCCATCTACATGGATCAGGAGATGCAGTGGCATAGACAGTTGACTTCCTACACTAACCTAATAAACAATGGTGTGTGTCCAGAGCAAGCACGTATGGTACTACCACAGTCGATGATGACTGAGTGGTACTGGTCAGGTAGTCTTGATGCTTTTGCTGATATGTGTAACTTAAGATGTGCAGGAGATACACAGTACGAGACAAGGGTAGTTGCAAATAAGATCAACAATGAGATGATATTCTTGTTTCCTGAGAGTTGGTCAGCATTAGTGGGGAGTGAGTTATGAATAAACCAATCAAAGTAACAGACATTGAAGAACATGAGGATGGCAGTGCTACAATACAGGTAGAGTGTGACCCTGAGACATTCGCAGCTATCTTTGACGTAGGTTTTGTTACATTAATTAAGGCTGGACTAGATACAAATTATACAGAGAGATTGGAGAAGTAAAATGTGGGCAGTAATGTTTCAGATAGAACGGGATGAGTTAGCGTATGATACGGGTAAAGATTTATTTAGTATGTACGATAAACCACTATTGTTTAAGACAAAACAAGAGGCTGAAGAAAGGGCTAAGGTATGGAACACTGGAGTTGTAGTCCCTTACATTAGGCCAATGTCTGTTGATGAAATACAATCATCTATACAAAGGGATACCCGCAATGGAAAATGAGGATATTGTAAAGGAACCTAGTCACTATGCACGTTGGAGAATAGAACCCATAACTTATATAATGATGAATGGTTTTGAGTTCTGGCGTGGCAACCTGATCAAATACAGCAGTCGTGCAGGGTTTAAGATATATAACGATAAGACCTCAGTGGAAAGTGAGATCATAGACCTAGAGAAAGTTATTAGGTATGCAGAGATGCGTATAAACCAGCTAAATGGTAAAGCTAAACTTTAATGAGGTACAAATGAACACAGATGAAATCATAAATATGTGTGAAAAACTAGCGAATAAGTATCGTAGGCCCCATATGAGGGATGATTTAATATATGAGGGAATATTATCTATATATGAGAGGCTTGAGGTTGAGCCAGAAGAATACCCAGCTAGTCTATACCGGAGGGCAAACAAAGCTATGTACGACTTCGTTAACCTAAAGAGTAAAGCTGTTACTATACCAAACAATGCAACTGCTGGACAAATCTCAAGAGGCATAAGCTATGATGGTCAGAACTATTCTCAAGATGGTAAGAAGAACCTATCAGATGCTATATTGTCTACTGTAGTTGGTTTCGATGAAGAATACATGACCGCAGTACAGGACTGTACAGAAAGTTATGAACGACAAGACTACATTGAAAAGTCAGTTAAGTTGCTTTCTGAGAGAGAGAGGGAAGTTATTCGTATGAGATATTTTGATGATATGACCCAAGATGATATAGCCATATTTTATGGGGTTAGTAGGCAATCTGTATCACAATGGGAAAGTGTAGCATTACTAAAAATGTGTAAACTGTAACAATTCGTGACTTGCGGGATTTAAGTTTGGGTATATATAGTAACGTGTACCCTGTAAGTTATAACTTAAGTTACTGCTTAGGTTTATATAACAACTACAAGTTACAATAACTTAAGTTATTACTGTAGTTAGTATTTAAGGAGGGCCTTATGGCTGAAGTAACACACCAACCCTGTCCATTTGTAGCTTGTAGATCTTCTGATGCTTTCGACTGGAACGATGTTAAACTTACCGGACACTGCAAGTCTTGTAACGAAGGTTACCCGTCAAGAAAAGAGATGTTTGATTGGGCTAAAGAGAAGTACCCCCTTAGTGGAAATAAGGATTATAATATGAACGTGACAAGTTTTACCCCAAAGAGAATAGAGGATGCTAGTTCTGGAAACTATATTAGTATGCGTAGTATAAACAGTAAGACAATGGAGGACTTTGGTGTTCTAACTTACGACACTCGCCAAGAGTATGTATACCCCAGCGGGGGAATTAAGGTAAGGAACCTAGAGGAAAAGGGTTTCTACGCTAAGGGTGGCTTTAAGAGTGATGAGCTATTCGGTATGAACTTCTTCACTGCTGGTAGCTCTAAGATGGTCACTATTACAGAAGGTGAACTAGATGCACTATCCGTTGCACAGATGCTTAAGGGAAGCTATGCTAATCCTGTTGTGTCTTTACCATCTGCTACACCATCTAAGAAGCTCTGGGAGAACTGTGCAGAGTGGCTCAATAGTTTCCAGAAGATAATCTTATCAGTAGATGATGATGATGCTGGTAATTCCCTTGCGGATCGTATCTCTAAGTTGTTTCCTAATAAGGTTTACCGTGTTGACCATAGACCTTACAAGGACGCTAACGAGTTCCTACAAGCTGGTAAGGGTTCTGACTTCAAGAGTGCATGGTGGGCAGCACGTAAGTATACACCTGAGAATGTGATGAACAGTACACAGGACTTCTTGTCGTTATACAAGGACACCCCTGAGCATCAGTATGTACCTACAGGTATACAAGCACTAGACGATAAGATACTTGGGTTAATGCAGGGACACTTCACAGTTATCAAAGCACCTACAGGAATTGGTAAGACTGAGATCATGCGATACCTAGAGTATAATATGCTACAGAAGGAAGTTCCTATAGCTGCATGGCATCTGGAAGAAACAAAGCTACGGTCACTGTTAGGTCTTGTCTCCTACGAATGTAAGGACAACCTGACACGTAGGGATTTGATTGATGAGAAGGGTGCAGAGGAAGAGGTAATAAATGCAATAGGTAAACTGACAAAGAGTGAGAACTTCTACCAGTTCTACCTCAGTGATGGTCAGGGTGCAGATGATCTAATAGACCAGATACGTTACTTCTCTGTAGCCTGTGGTGTTAAGTTTGTATTCTTTGAGCCTATTCAA